ATAGATACTTTGATGTTTTATGGAGATAGATGTGATGAAGGTCAGGCTCTTAAATTTCCTAGAAATAATTATCAGGTTGATGGAGTTGAGTTGGCTTGTACTGCTATTCCTAATAATATTAAATATGCACAATTTGAACTTGCAAGAGCTTTAGCAAATGATACAGATGCAATCACTGGTACTACTGGTAAAGATGGAAACTTCAGTGAAGTTAAGTTAGGAGATATACAGGTTAAATATAATACTGATAGTCAGGGTACTGGTTCTGTTAATAATATCTTGGACGTTTATCCGTGGTTGCAAAGTTATCTTGGAGCTTATTTGTTGGGTGGTGCTGGTAGTTTCCAACTTAGAGTGGTGAGAGGATAATGGCAGGACAGTTAGACTCAGCATTTAAACAGATTGCAAAACAGGTTGTAGCGGATCTTGGTAGTTCTCTTGATACTACAATTACTTATACAAAGAAAGCATCTGGTAGCTATAACATAAGCACTGGAGCTTATACGACAAGCGATACTACGTTTGCTGATATAAAAGTACCAATAGAGTTTATAAGGTCACAGGAAGAAACTGGACAGGAAATGAGACAGGCAAAGCTATATATTACTCCAGATCAGATAGGAGATAATCAGGCGGATTTAGATGATGAGATAACAATAAATTTTAGTGGTTTAAATAGAGTTGCTCAGATAATTGATATTGATACAAAAAAAGGTGGTCAAGCTTATCTTTATACAATTATTGTGAGATTCTGATGACTATAAAAGATATAAGAAATTTACCAAAAGATTTAGATAGACAAATATCAAGAGATTTTAATTCTTTAATAAAAAAAATACATAGAACTTTAGGTACAAAAAAACATAGTCCTGTTTATACAGGATTCTTTGCCTCAAGTTGGGTTGCACAGGGAAGTCCTATAAAAGCAAAAGATCCCATAGAAAAGTTTGAGCCGTGGGCAAGTATTAAAAGACAGGCTACAGCAGAGTTCTTGAAAAATCGTACAGCTAATTCAAGTAATAAATCTACTGGATATTACAATGTAAAACCTGTAATAGAACCAAGATTTCCTGTTAAAAGAGCATTTAATTATAAAAGAGCAGTTTATATTGGTAATCGTGCTGAATATTCTATTTATGCTTTGGAAGGTGGTAAATTACAATTATTTATTCAAGGTTCTTTAGGTAGAATGATAAAAGAAACTATGACAGATAAAGGTAAAATATTTCTTGGTGGTGGTACTACATTTAATAATTCTCCTGGATCAACAAGAACACAAAGACCAGCTTCAATTAAATATACTGAATTTTAATTATGACTTTAGTAAACGCAAGAGCAGCTTTTGAAAAAGCAGTTACAGATGCAGTTGCAACAGCAGATAATACTGTACAGATGGTTTATGATAATGTGCATTTTACAACTCCTGGTAAGAACACAAAATACATCTTGATGTCAGTTGAATTTACACAGGCAACTTTACAGAATCAGGGAGCTTCTTCTGATTACTATGCTGGTGTTATTCAATGTAATATTTATTGTCCAAAAGGAAAAGGTACTGCAACTTTATCTGCAATAGGAGAGGCTGTTATAGATGGGCTTACTTCTGTTAACGCTTCTGATTATACTGATACGTTTAGTTGTAAGCCAAGAGTACTTGATATAAATGGAGTTACTCCGTTAGAGATTGAAGATAGAAGTCACTTTGTTGGTCTTATTTCTTGTCAATTTACAGCTAATGCCTAATATAAGTATAATATAACTATTATATTAAATTAATATGGAAGCGATTGAACTATTGAAGAATAAATTTGGTGTGAGCCAAAAATATCTTTATGAGTTGAAAGATGGAGAAGAGACAGTATTAGAGATATATTGGAATCCATTAACGATTGCTGAAAGGGAATCAATCATGGCTAAATCTGGAGATACAGCTTCTAGTGAAGATTTTGCATTGAATCTAATGATTACAAAAGCATTAGATAAAAATGGAAATAGATTATTTCAAGATGGTCATAAAGCTTCATTAAGAAGAGAAGTAAATGCAGCCACATTACAGGATATACAACTTGCCATGTTAAATTCTGGATCTGAAAATAAGTTGGAGGAAGCGAAAGCAAATTTAAAAAGCTAAAAATGATTGGTTTTTTATTTTCTTTTTAGCTACTGAATTAGGTTTGACTGTCAGTGATTTAACAAAGAAATTATCACAGGAAGAACTAATGAATTGGATAGCATATTATGAACTTAAAGGAGAATATGAAGATAAAGCAATACAAAATGCAAAGGATAAATCACGGGCAAGAAAACGTTAAAAGAGGTACACTAAAATAAAGTTTTGGTTTTGCTGTGGCCGATTACGGTGTAAATATAAATTTAAGAGTTAAAGGTCAATCAGGTCTTGATAGATTAAATTCTAAAGTAAAACAATTAACTAAGAGTGTAGATAATATACGTCAAATAGACATAATGAATCCTCGAAATACAGGAGGAGCATTTGGTAAGAAAGCCCGTGATGAGATAAGAAAATATAGACAAGACATGGATAATCTTGTTAAAAGTGTTAATAAATCTAAAGGTGTTTTTGGTAAAACAACTAATCAACAGATAGCAGCAGCAGACGCTTTAGAGGAGTTTGCAAATAGTTTAGAGATTGGTACAAAAGCACATAAAGATGCACTAGCAGCTTCCAATAGACAAGCAAAAGCAATAGGTAGAGAAACTAAACAGATTTTAGAAAATACAAAAGCACAAAATCAAAATAATAAATCACAAGCTCAAGGAAATAAACTTAACGACAGAAGCACGGGTTCAGCACTAAAAAGTGGACTCATTTCTGGTGCGTTTCCATTGTTATTTGGACAAGGCCCACTTGGAGGTGCATTTGGTTTTGCTGGTGGTTTTGTAGGAACCAAGATGGGAGGTCAGATGGGTGGTTTTGCAGGAGGTCTTGTTGCAACTGCTCTTCTTCAACAATTAACAACACTTAAAAGTGCTTTAGATGAATTAGGTGGTTCTTTTGATGAAATAAATCCAAATATAGATAAATTAACAGAGTCTTTAGGATTGGCTGGAACAGCAGAAGGAGAAAGATTAAAGATGATAGAAAGAACTCAAGGTGCTCATGTTGCTCTAGCTTTGGCAACAGAAAAAATGACAGATATCGTAGGTCAAGATGGAGTAAAAAGTTTAAAAGAATTTGCTGAAACAAGTCAATTATTAGGTAACTCCTTTAAGAAAGCAATGTTAAAAATACAAGTTGCTATGGCTGACTTGTTTAATTCTTTAGGTAAATTTATACCAGGATCAGGCACAGCTAAAAGTAATGAAACTGATAGATTGGCACAACTTGGAGGAGCAGAAAAAGATCCATTTTTACAAGCTTTAATTTCTGAACAGAAAAAAATTGAACAAGAATTAAAAATAATTGAAAAACAGGATCTAAATAAAACTATAAAAAATCAAGCTCTTGGACCTTTAAGGTTTTCAAGTGGTGGATTATTCCCTTCTCAAATAAAGCAAACAGCCGAAAATCAAGTTAATGAACAAAAAAATAAAGTAGATTTAAAATTAAACCTTAAAAGATTAAATGATGAAATTAATTTAAGAAAAGAAAATTTTGCAGAAATAGGTAAAGGTGTTGAGCTAGACAGAAGAAGGCAGATGATTCTTGATGAAGGATTAAAAAGTATTACAGATCAAAATAAGTTTTTACAAAATCAAGTTGATTTAGGAAAACAAGGTGCAGAAATTGAAAAGTTAAAAGCTGAAATGGCAAATAAAATGAAAATTGCAGTAGAAGATTTAAAACCTTTGCAAGTAACACAAATTGAAGATGCTGTAAAACTTAAAGATCAATTACAACAACAACTTCAAATAACTGAAGCTATTGGACAAACATTAAAAGATAATTTTACAGATGCAATTATGGGTGCTACAAGTTTTAAAGATGCAATGATTAATGTTTTAAATACTATCAAACGCAAACTTATTGAAACACAAATAGATAAATTATTTGATTCAGCAAGGTCAAAAGGAGGAGGAGGTATAGGTAACCTCTTAGGTGGAGTTTTAGGTGGATTATTTGGCAGAAATAAACCAGTAAATGATATACAAAATAAGATATTGTCAGCAGCAGATGGAGGTCGTATTCCTGGAGGAAGAGCTTCACTTGTAGGAGAACGTGGGCCAGAACTGTTTACACCTGGAGTATCAGGTATGATTACACCAAATCATGCTCTTGGAGGAAGCACAACTAATATTGTTAATGTTTCCGTTGATGCTTCTGGCAGTTCTGTTCAAGGTGATCAACAAGAAGGCAGAGCACTTGGACAACTTATAGCTTCTGTGGTACAAACAACAATAGTACAAGAACAAAGACCTGGAGGACTATTAAATAGAT